TGAAATTTTTGACCTGGACATCTCGCTGGACCGTGTTGAAGGTGCCGCGCTGGAGTTTTATGAGGCAGCAGCCAGAATGAGCATCAGACAGGTCTTCCTAGATGTTGCTGCCGGGTTATGTGAAGGGGACGAGCAGTCGCCGGAAAAGCGCTCCGTAATTTTAGATGCGCAGAATGTTTGGATAACCTACAAAGGAAAGCTACCAGGAAGAATTACTGGTTCTCTGAAGACTCCTCCGGAATCACAACCTTAAGTCACTGACCGGAACAGATAAACCTGTCCGTGGGCAGAAACCGATAAATCCTGATAAATATCCATGAACGCAAAAATCAGATACGGCCTGTCGGCTGCCGTTCTGGCACTGATTGCCGTCGGTGCGCCCGCGCCTGATATTCTCGACCAGTTTCTGGATGAAAAAGAAGGTAACCACACAACGGCATACCGCGATGGTTCCGGCATCTGGACCATCTGTCGGGGTGCCACGATGGTGGATGGAAAACCCGTTTTTCCCGGTATGAAACTGTCGAAGGAAAAATGCGACCAGGTCAACGCCATTGAGCGTGATAAGGCGCTGGCATGGGTGGAGCGCAATATTAAAGTACCACTGACCGAGCCACAAAAAGCGGGTATCGCGTCATTTTGTCCCTATAACATTGGCCCCGGTAAGTGTTTTCCGTCGACGTTTTATAAGCGGCTGAATGCTGGTGATCGTAAAGGTGCATGCGAGGCGATTCGCTGGTGGATAAAAGATGGTGGGCGCGATTGCCGCATACGTTCAAATAACTGCTATGGACAGGTTATTCGTCGTGACCAGGAAAGCGCATTAGCCTGTTGGGGGATAGATCAGTGAGCAGAGTCGCCGCGATTATTTATGCTCTGGTTATCTGCATCATCGTCTGCCTGTCGTTGGCGGTCAATCATTACCGTGATAACGCCATAGCCTACAAAGAACAGCGTGATAAAAAAGTCAGTGAACTGAAGCAGGCGACCGCCACCATTACTGACATGCAGCAGCGTCAGCGTGATGTTGCTGCGCTCGATGCAAAGTACTCGAGAGAATTAGCCAATGCGAAAGCTGAAAATGAAACTCTGCGCGCTGATGTTGCCGCTGGCCGTAAGCGCCTGCGGGTCAATGCCAGTTGCTCCGAAGCCGTGCGTGAAGCCACCGGACCCACCAGCGTGGATAATGCAACCAGCCCCCGACTGGCAGACACCGCTGAACGGGATTATTTCACCCTCAGAGAACGGTTGATGACGATGCAGAAGCAACTGGAAGGGGCACAGGAGTATATCCGCACTCAGTGCATTAAGTAGCCTTTTTGTTATCAGGAGAATGTATGAAGAAATTACTGGTAACCGCAAAGCTCTTTAATGGAAGAATCCCGTTCCGGATTTTACAGCGTGGTCGTGTTCTGGCTGAAGGTACATTCAGTGGTAAATGCACGGAATGTTATTCACGAATATATGAAGTGGATGCCACGGATGAAGATATAATCGTTGAGTGTAATGCCGGGATTGTATCGGCCACATTGCTTCATGGGCGAATTGAGTTGTCGCTGGAGGATGCGGCAAATGAATTACCAACTGGCAAAACTTTATCGCGGTAAACATTTCGCAGGGTATGGGATTGCAGTTAATGGTGAGTTACTGGAGGGGCAGCTTTCCGCCAGGACAGAGTCACGCGGAGGCGAGCCACCAACAGTCACTGTGACTTTCAGACTGACAGCAGAACATATCGAGAATCAGCCCGTCATTCAACTGAACAGGGTGTGAGGTATTTATGCCATCACGAATCCCACGTGCCTGCCGTAAGCGTGGATGCGCAGGTACAATCACAGACAGTTCTGGTTACTGCGATAAACATCGTGTGCGACCGTGGTTGCTCGGTATCTTTGTCTCTCTTGGTAACTTATTTGTTCGAACCGGTTTACAACTTACAGGATATAAACATGCAAGAAGAAGCAAATAAAATTCTTGTTGATTTATTGAAGAAGGCCAGCGATGGAATTGATTCCGCCATTGCATTCAGTCAGGCTCAGATTCCGGATGTTGTTCATCAGTTGCTGGTATGGAATATGGTTGATAGCCTGATTAAAACATTAATAGCCATTTCAACAATCCCTCTGGTTTTCTGGTTTATGAAGAAGCAGTGCCAAAGAGTTGAGACAGGTAAAATCGGTGATGAAGGATATTCATGGGAGAAGGGAAATCCCAAATACAGGCCGACAATGGTTTGGGATAGCAAAGGTGATATTAATCTTCTTATCGTGCCATTGGTTGGAGTTTTGACTATGTGGGGGATTTTTATTATTTGTGCAGTAACCAATATGACATGGTTAAAAATCTGGCTGGCACCTAAGTTATATCTAATCGAATACGCAGCATCACTAATTAAATAGTCCATTACAAAAGCCATTCGCTACAGAGTGGCTTTGATAATGGCTTATACCCTGTACGGGATAACTTAATTGATATCCCTTTTAACGGATAAAGGTATTCAAGCCTGACACATCATTCGCTATATAGTCGCCGTATTCCCGTATGAACAGAAACCGTAGCCCGACGGGGAACTCCTTCTGCGCGAGTGTGCGGGAATAATCAAAAACGATGTACACCGGGTTTTTACCGCGTTAATGATTCGCGGGTTTATCCCTCATAGTCGCCTGTCCGGTGCGATGGTGGAAGAAACCGGAAGCTGTATTACAGAAAGTGCTACTACTGTATCCTGATGCGATGTATGTAATGTGAGTCAGATAATGGCACAGGATGTGGTGATGTGGCAGTCTGGAACACAGGATATATTGTCAGAATAAGACCCGTAGGAATAAAAATGAAAAGACGCCTTTCACTACTTTTTCTGTTATCTGCCCTGGCAGTGGGATGCTCGCAGCAAAAAGCTGATGAGCCCCGGCAATTAGTGACGGTGTATCCACGATATCCGGAATATGCTGCAGCAAATTATATCAAGGGGCTGGTTGAGGTTAAGTTCGATATTGGTGCTGACGGGACTGTGACACGGATCGTTTTTCTCCGCTCAGAGCCTCATAATTTGTTTCGTGATGAAGTGGTGAAGGCCATGGCGAAATGGAGATTTGAAAAGAATAGTCCCCGTCAGGGAGTGAAGAGACAATTTATCTTTACGCCATCACGTCCCTGATGCTTCCAGGTAGAGAGGGGCTGGAAGCAGGAGAAAAATGAAAGAGCCAGCGGTTATATTTTTGTCATGGCTGACGAGAAATAATGGAAGAAGGCGTTGTATGCCACACAACGCCTCACTGTTCATTTCTTCTTTTTCTCTGGTGTAACCCGATGAATAAGAGTTGCACTGGTTTCCGATGAGATGGCGATATGCTCGGGCAAAGTATGCTGGCAGTTTTCCAACTGGTCAAAAATATCTGCTCTCGTCTGTTGCAATGCCTGCAGCATGCGGCGGCAATGCGCCTTTGCTTTTGCTAACCATCTTTCCTTCCTCTATCAGTCGCTGCGTGAACTCATCATGGAATACCAGGTAAATGCGGATGTTATCGGTTTTGGCTACGCAGCATAGTACAAAACGGACAGGTGCATCCCGGAATGGGGGAGGCGTCACATGTCCCTGTGATGGTTGTTCCGGGTAATGTACTGTGTGGGGCATAAAAATGTCCGATAATTTTACTTTCTACCGCAGTTAGTTGATTCGTTGGTCCTGGTAGCACATTGGGCGAGGGTTTAAATGCCAGGCAACTGAAGGATGATGTTGCAAGGGAGATAGCGAGAATATTTCTGATTTTCATTTGATGATGCCTCTGTGTGAAATGACGGTAAACGACGCACTTGTGCCGGCACATAATAGCAAGCATCAGAATAGATCAGATTCGATTCTTGCTGTAAGTGATAATTATTCTCGTTTTTTTCGGGTCCTTTCCGGCAATCCGGCCCGTTACGGGGCGTCGACCTCGCGCAAAACAACTCCTTATGAAATTTTTACGGGAAATTCAGATCCGTTCTTCTTTCTTGTAAGTTATTGTGTATATTGAATTTTATTTGTTCTGAGAAAGGATCTGATAAGGCTTCGTTTCGCCTGAAAAGGCAGTTTTAAGATCCTTTCTTAAAAAAACGGGTCATTTTCTTGCTGGAGGGGATGCTGGTGTGAGGGTTAACAAGAAAAAGCTGGCTGAGATTTTTGATGTTGATGTGCGGACTATATCCACCTGGCAAAATCAGGGGCTGCCGCTGATATCAGGCGGCGGGAAAGGGAATGAAGCGATTTTTGATACGGGAAAAGCGATTGAGTGGTTCGCTCAGCGTGAGGCCGACATTGAAAATGAAAAACTTCGTAAGGAAGTCGACGATATGCGCGTGGCTGCTGAGTCGGATCTGCAGCCCGGTACGATTGATTACGAACGCTACCGTCTCACAAAAGCACAGGCAGATGCGCAGGAACTGAAAAATGCTCGTGAGGAAGGGCTGGTTCTTGAAACGGAATTATTTACCTACATTTTTCAGCGAGTTGCGCAGAATATATCCGGGATCCTTGTTCGTGTTCCGCAGACACTGCAGCGTAAATACCCTGATATATCACCAGCACATCTTGATGCTGTGAAAACTGAAATCGCGAAAGCATCCGATGTGGCTTCTGAATCAGGTGAGAATGTGTGCAGGTGGATTGATGATTTCAGACGAGCTGAGGGCGGCTAACTCTACAGGAGCGATAACGACTGGTCTCCTTGCGCTAAAAATTCCTGTACCCCTGACGACAGTTCAGTGGGCAGATCAACATTATTACCTGCCGAAAGAGTCGTCTTACACACCAGGGCGGTGGGAAACATTGCCGTTTCAGGTTGCCATAATGAACAGTATGGGTAATGACCTGATCCGCACTGTTAATCTGATTAAATCTGCCCGTGTTGGTTATACAAAAATGCTGTTGGGAGTGGAGGCTTATTTTATTGAGCATAAATCCCGCAACAGTCTGCTTTTTCAGCCCACGGACTCAGCTGCTGAAGATTTTATGAAATCTCATGTTGAGCCAACGATAAGGGATGTTCCTGCATTGCTGGAGCTGGCTCCATGGTTCGGAAGAAAACACCGCGATAATACGCTCACCCTGAAGCGTTTTTCCTCCGGTGTGGGGTTCTGGTGTCTGGGTGGTGCGGCAGCAAAAAACTACCGTGAAAAATCCGTGGACGTGGTCTGTTATGACGAGCTTTCCTCGTTCGAACCGGATGTTGAAAAAGAGGGCTCGCCAACCCTGCTGGGGGATAAACGTATTGAGGGCTCTGTATGGCCAAAATCCATTCGCGGCTCGACGCCTAAAATCAAAGGCTCCTGCCAGATCGAAAAAGCCGCTAACGAGTCGGCGCATTTCATGCGTTTTTATGTGCCCTGCCCGCACTGTGGGGAGGAGCAGTATCTGAAATTTGGCGATGAATCCACGCCTTTTGGCCTTAAATGGGATAAGGACAGCCCCGAAAGCGTTTTCTACCTTTGTGAGCATCATGGCTGTGTGATCCATCAGTCTGAGCTTGACCAGAGTAACGGGCGGTGGATCTGTGAAAACACGGGGATGTGGACCCGTGACGGCCTGATGTTTTTCAGCGCCCGGGGTGATGAAATTTCGCCGCCGCGCTCCATCACTTTCCATATCTGGACGGCGTACAGTCCGTTCACCACCTGGGTACAGATAGTCTATGACTGGCTGGATGCACTGAAAGATCCCAACGGCCTGAAAACCTTTGTGAACACCACGCTGGGCGAGACCTGGGAAGAGGCCGTGGGCGAAAAACTCGATCACCAGGTACTGATGGATAAGGTTGTGCGTTACACGGCGGCGGTGCCTGCCCGGGTGGTTTATCTGACGGCGGGCATTGACTCGCAGCGAAACCGTTTTGAGATGTATGTCTGGGGATGGGCTCCGGGAGAGGAAGCCTTTCTGGTGGATAAAATCATCATTATGGGACGTCCCGATGAGGAAGAGACGCTGTTACGTGTGGATGCGGCGATCAACAAAAAATACCGCCATGCAGACGGAACCGAAATGACCATTTCCCGTGTCTGCTGGGACATCGGGGGGATCGATGGCGAAATCGTTTATCAGAGGTCAAAAAAACACGGTGTTTTCCGGGTGCTGCCGGTAAAAGGCGCATCTGTCTATGGCAAGCCGGTCATCACCATGCCAAAAACCCGCAATCAGCGGGGCGTGTATCTGTGTGAAGTGGGGACAGACACCGCAAAAGAAATTCTCTATGCCCGTATGAAAGCCGCTCCCACGCCTGCGGATGAATCCACGTCGTATGCCATCCGTTTTCCTGATGATCCGGAGATTTTTTCGCAGACAGAGGCGCAGCAACTGGTCGCGGAAGAGCTTGTGGAGAAGTGGGAAAAAGGAAAGATGCGTCTGCTGTGGGATAACAAAAAGCGGCGTAACGAAGCGCTGGACTGCCTGGTGTATGCCTACGCGGCATTACGTGTGTCCGTGCAACGCTGGCAGCTTGATCTGGCTGTACTGGCAAAATCCCGGGAAGAAGAGACGACCCGGCCAACCCTTAAAGAACTGGCAGCGAAGCTGTCCGGAGGAGTGAATGGTTACAGTCGCTGAACTGCAGGCGCTGCGTCAGGCGCGCCTTGATTTATTAACCGGTAAACGGGTGGTGTCTGTCCAGAAAGATGGTCGCAGAATTGAATATACGGCGGCTTCTCTGGATGAGCTTAACCGGGCGATCAATGATGCGGAGTCGGTACTGGGGACAACCCGACGTCGCCGTCGTCCGCTGGGAGTGAGGTTATGAAAAGAACGCCTGTCCTGATTGATGTGAACGGCGTTCCGCTTCGTGAGAGTCTCAGCTACAACGGGGGCGGCGCAGGATTTGGCGGGCAAATGGAGGAGTGGTTGCCACCGGCGCAGAGTGTCGATGCGGCCCTGCTGCCCGCGTTGCGTCTGGGGAATGCCCGGGCAGATGATCTGGTGCGCAATAACGGAATAGCGGCTAATGCGGTGGCCCTGCATAAGGATCACATAGTCGGGCATATGTTTCTGATCAGCTACCGTCCGAACTGGCGCTGGCTGGGGATGCGGGAGACCGCAGCAAAAAGCTTTGTCGATGAGGTGGAGGCGGCCTGGTCGGAATACGCCGAAGGGATGTCTGGCGAGATCGACGTGGAAGGAAAACGCACGTTCACGGAATTTATCCGGGAAGGCGTGGGCGTTCATGCGTTTAACGGCGAAATCTTTGTGCAGCCGGTCTGGGATGCGGAGACTACGCAGCTGTTTCGTACGCGTTTTAAAGCCGTGAGTCCGAAACGGGTGGACACGCCAGGATACGGTTTGGGGAACCGCTTTCTGCGGGCCGGGGTGGAGGTCGATCGGCATGGACGGGCCGTTGCGTACCATATCTGTGAGGATGATTTTCCGCTCTCTGGTAGTGGACGATGGGAACGGATCCCGCGTGAACTTCCCACCGGGCGTCCGGCCATGCTGCATATTTTCGAGCCGGTTGAGGACGGGCAGACCCGTGGGGCTAATCAGTTTTACAGCGTCATGGAACGGCTGAAAATGCTCGATTCCCTGCAGGCAACACAGCTTCAGTCAGCCATAGTGAAGGCGATGTATGCAGCGACGATTGAAAGTGAACTTGATACCGAAAAGGCCTTTGAATATATCGCCGGTGCGCCGGAGGGGCAGAAGGATAATCCGCTTATTAATATTCTGGAGAAGTTCTCCAGCTGGTATGACACGAATAACGTGACACTGGGCGGTGTCAAAATTCCGCACCTTTTCCCCGGTGATGATCTGAAACTACAGACTGCGCAGGATTCAGACAATGGATTTTCTGCGCTTGAACAGGCGCTGCTGCGGTATATCGCCGCCGGTCTTGGCGTTTCCTACGAACAGTTGTCCCGTGATTACTCGAAGGTCAGTTATTCAAGTGCCCGCGCCTCCGCCAATGAGTCGTGGCGCTATTTTATGGGGCGGCGAAAATTTATTGCGGCCCGGCTGGCCACGCAGATGTTTTCCTGCTGGCTGGAAGAGGCTCTTCTGCGGGGGATTATTCGTCCGCCACGGGCGCGTTTTGATTTTTATCAGGCGCGTTCATCCTGGTCACGGGCAGAGTGGATTGGAGACGGAAGAATGGCCATTGACGGGCTCAAGGAGGTCCAGGAATCGGTGATGCGCATTGAGGCCGGACTGAGCACGTATGAGAAAGAGCTGGCGCTGATGGGTGAGGATTATCAGGACATTTTCCGCCAGCAGGTCAGGGAATCTGCAGAGCGGGAAAAAGCCGGACTCTCACGTCCGGTGTGGATAGCGCAGGCGTATCAGCAGCAGATAGCGGCGAGTCGCAGGCCGGAAGAGGAGACAACACCACGTGAGACGTAATCTTTCACACATTATTGCCGCAGCATTCAATGAACCGCTGCTTCTGGAGCCCGCCTATGCGCGGGTTTTCTTTTGCGCGCTCGGGCGCGAGATGGGGGCAGCAAGTCTTTCGGTACCACAACAGCAGGTACAGCTTGATGCTCCCGGAATGCTGGCTGAAACGGACGAGTACATGGCCGGAGGTAAACGACCGGCCCGTGTTTACCGGGTGGTGAACGGTATTGCTGTACTGCCGGTGACCGGCATGCTGGTGCACCGGCTGGGTGGTATGCGGCCATTTTCCGGAATGACAGGCTATGACGGCATTGTCGCCTGTCTTCAGCAGGCAATGGCGGACACCGCTGTCCGGGGCGTACTGCTGGACATTGACAGTCCGGGCGGGCAGGCCGCAGGCGCGTTTGACTGCGCTGACATGATTTACCGCCTCCGTCAGCAGAAGCCGGTCTGGGCACTGTGCAATGACACGGCCTGTTCTGCAGCCATGCTGCTGGCGTCGGCCTGCTCCCGACGGCTGGTTACCCAGACATCCCGTATCGGCTCCATTGGCGTGATGATGAGCCATCTCAGCTATGCCGGTCATCTGGCGCAGGCCGGTGTGGATATCACGCTGATTTATGCCGGGGCGCACAAGGTGGATGGCAATCAGTTTGAAGCCTTACCGGAAGAGGTGCGTCAGGACATGCAGCAGCGCATTGATGCGGCACACCGGATGTTTGCCGAAAAAGTGGCGATGTATACCGGGCTGTCTGTGGATGTGGTCACGGGAACAGAGGCCGCCGTTTTTGAAGGTCAGTCCGGCATTGAGGCCGGGCTGGCGGATGAATTAGTCAATGCGTCGGATGCCATCAGTGTGATGACCACGGCGCTGTACACACATGATACAGGAGGCACTATGCCGCAATTAACTGCAACGGAAGCCGCCGCGCAGGAGAACCAGCGAGTGATGGGGATCCTGACGAGTAAGGAAGCGAAAGGACGTGAACAGCTTGCCACGATGCTGGCGGGACAACAGGGCATGAGCGTTGAACAGGCCCGGGAGATCCTGGCCGCGGCGGCACCACAGCAGCCGGTGGCATCCGCGCAGAGTGAAGCCGATCGCATTATGGCGTGTGAAGAGGCGAAAGGTCGTGAACAACTGGCGGCAACGCTGGCGGCGATGCCGGAGATGACGGTGGAAAAAGCCCGCCCGATCCTGGCAGCTTCACCGCAGGCGGATGCCGGACCATCACTCCGTGATCAGATCATGGCCCTGGATGAGGCAAAAGGGGCTGAGGCGCAGGCTGAACAGCTGGCTGCCTGCCCGGGAATGACCGTGGAGAACGCCCGGGCTGTGCTGGCTGCGGGGTCAGGTAAGGCAGAACCGGTCTCTGCATCCACAACCGCCATGTTTGAACATTTCATGGCGAACCATTCACCGGCAGCGGTACAGGGTGGCGTGCCACAGACGTCAGCAGACGGTGATGCGGACGTGAAAATGCTCATGGCCATGCCATGAAGCCAGTGCTGACCATCAATAGGAGGTTTTTACAATATGGTAACGAAAACCATCACTGAACAGCGTGCGGAAGTACGTATTTTTGCCGGTAATGATCCGGCTCATACCGCCACAGGCAGCAGCGGGATTTCCTCGCCAACACCGGCACTGACGCCCCTGATGCTGGATGAAGCCACCGGGAAACTGGTGGTCTGGGACGGACAGAAAGCCGGTAGTGCGGTTGGCATACTGGTACTGCCGCTTGAAGGCACAGAGACGGTGCTGACGTATTACAAGTCGGGAACCTTTGCGACGGAGGCAATCCGCTGGCCTGACAGTGTGGATGAACACAAAAAGGCCAACGCCTTTGCCGGTAGTGCCCTGAGTCACGCGGCGCTGCCGTAACACGTTATCAGGCCACCGCGGTGGCCTGACTGATTTCTGAATGAAAGGAACTGATTTATGGGATTGTTTACGACCCGCCAGTTACTCGGTTATACCGAACAAAAAGTGAAATTTCGTGCGCTGTTTCTGGAGCTGTTTTTCCGTCGTACGGTGAATTTCCATACCGAAGAGGTGATGCTGGACAAAATTACCGGAAAAACGCCGGTGGCGGCCTATGTCTCCCCGGTTGTTGAAGGAAAAGTGCTGCGTCATCGTGGTGGTGAAACCCGCGTGTTGCGTCCGGGCTACGTCAAGCCGAAACACGAATTTAATTCCCGGCAGGCGGTTGAGCGCCTTCCTGGTGAAGATCCATCTCAACTGAATGATCCGGCTTACCGCCGTCTGCGTATCATTACCGATAACCTCAAACAGGAAGAGCACGCGATTGTCCAGGTGGAAGAAATGCAGGCGGTAAATGCCGTGCTGTATGGCAAATACACCATGGAAGGAGACCAGTTCGAGAAAATTGAGGTCGATTTTGGCAGGTCGACGAAGAATAACATTACGCAGGCCAGTGGTAAAAAATGGTCTGAGCACGATCGTGACACGTTCGATCCTGCGCATGATATTGACCTCTACTGCGACCAGGCCAGCGGCCTTGTGAATATTGCCATTATGGACGGTACCGTCTGGCGTCTGCTGAATGGTTTTAAGCTGTTCCGCGAAAAACTGGATACCCGTCGCGGTTCAAATTCGCAACTCGAAACGGCAGTGAAAGACCTGGGGGCGGTGGTGTCTTTCAAAGGGTATTACGGTGATCTGGCCATTGTGGTGGCGAAAACGTCTTATGTGGCAGAGGACGGTACCGAAAAACGTTATCTGCCAGACGGCACGCTGGTCCTGGGGAATACTGCTGCAGATGGGATCCGTTGTTACGGTGCCATTCAGGATGCACAGGCGTTGTCTGAAGGAGTGGTGGCCTCTTCCCGTTATCCGAAACACTGGCTGACGGTGGGGGATCCCGCCCGTGAATTTACCATGACGCAGTCCGCGCCGCTGATGGTGTTGCCGGACCCGGATGAGTTTGTGGTGGTACAGGTGAAATAATCCGTGAGCGGGGGCGAAATGCCCCCGTGTCTTTTTTCACAGAGGCCTGATATGGCAACGAAAGAGCAAAATCTGAAACGGCTTGATGAACTGGCCCGGATTCTGGGGCGTGAGCCGGATATATCCGGGAGTGCCGCAGAGATAGCGCAGCGGGTGGCGGAATGGGAAGAGGAAGCAGAGGACAAAAACCAGGCGAGTGATGAGAACGAAAGGCATTTGATGACGTATAGCTACTCCACTGGCGGGGATGAAATGAGCACTGTTCGTGTACTCAAAACCCTGCATGTGGCGGGAAAACATCCGCATGATGACAGTGATATGGAGATTGTTGTTACAGGTATGACTGTCAGAGTTGATCCAGTGAATGTTGCGGAACTTGTCCTGGAGGGGCTTGTTACAGATGAAAGTTATTAATATCAGGGATAACGGTTTTGATACAGCCATTGCCCGGGCTGATGAAACGATACGCGGGCATATGGGAACGTCAGCCACCATTACATCCGGTGAGCAGCCCGGCGCAGTAATACGTGGTGTTTTTGATGACCCTGAAAATATCAGCTATGCCGGACAGGGCGTGCGCGTTG